GACAGAGGTACTGGATTTGCGGGAAATGTATGGGATACGGATGCCGTTTCTCCTACTTTAACAACAATGCAAGGGGGGGCAGACAACCGATGATAATTAACGAGGTAAGGCATATGGGAAATTTATCTGATAAGAAAACTCAGAGTAGAGCGGTTTATGATTCAGAAGGGGTATCGCCAACGCTTTGTAGCGGTATGGATCACGGAAATACAATGCCGCATATTTGCGAAAAACCCATTGTTGCCATGCGTGGCAGAAACCCTGAGAATCCTTCGGATAGAACTGTAGGCGCACCGACAGAGCAGAGACTTGAACCAAATAGCCAAGGTATCTGCAACACTATAACAAGTGTACAGAAGGACAATATGGTTATGGAAACTGTACGGATCAAACAAGCAACAAAAGAAGGATATATCGAGTGCAAAGTGGGGGGGGGTAGCAGACCTCAGTTTCCCTAGCTCCGCTACACGAAGAGGAAGAGTCCAAGAAGGCGGAGATGTGTGTCCGACACTTACTGCTTCGGAATCTGAGATTTGCAGAATAGAGAAGTACCGCATCCGCAAACTTACTCCAAAGGAATGTTGGAGACACATGGACTTCTCGGACGGGGACTTCCATAAAGCGGAAGCGGTGAATTCAAATACTCAGCTTTATAAGCAAGCGGGCAATTCGATTATTCGCAATGTATTGGTTGCGATATTCGGTCAATTACTTGAAGGGAAAGAGGATGCGTACAGGAAAATATAAAAGAAAACTCCCGGAGTGGGATGTTGTCGTTGATTTGTATGTAAATCAGCGAAAGAATTTAGCTGAGATATGTAAAATGTATGGATTGTCAGAAGGTTCAAAGTCGAACATTTCAAGAAAGCTTCGGTCATTTGGCATAGAAATACGGCAAGACAAAGGGATGAACCATCATGCGTGGAAGGGTGGGAGAATAACGAAGGGTGATGGTTATGTTGGGATTTGGAATCCTACCCATGAAAGGGCAGATAATCAAGGGTATGTATATGAACACACTTTAGTTGTTGAACGGACTATTGGCAGACTTCCAACCGAGAATGAGGTGGTTCATCACATAAACTTGGACAAGTTGGACAACCAGCCATCAAATCTTTGGGTTTGTGGAAACAAGGAACACATAATTTGCCACAGAAGCATAGAAAAATTGATTAAACCTCTGCTAGAGCAAGGGATAATCGAGTTTGTAGACGGAACATATCAAATCGTAAAGAAAGGAGCATGACATGATCGGAGACAAGTACGAATGTGACAATCAGATGGAAATCTCAGAATTTATAGATGACGTAGAGGAGTTGCGTGTTGGTGGTTGCCAGCATAGCTTCCTTCCGGTCCGCACGAAAAGAGCGCGGTATTGCAAGTGCGTGAAATGCGGAAAGCGGATCAACGCAAAGAAGAAACCAGGATGGAAGGAGAAAATGTAGTGAGCAAAAGAGGATATTATCCGCCGGCTGCACCGAACAGTCTCGTGAGTCATGCGGTAAAGCAGAGAGAGTACGGAAAAGGCGAGCGTGTAGGGATGGAGAAAGGTATGATGCTTACCCTGGCGGTAGTTTTAAATCTTCTGATAGAGGATTACTGGCCGAAGACAGCTCCGAAGAGAGTTCCGAAGCTTGCCGAGGATGCCATCAAGCTCATAGAGGCGATACAGTGCGGCGTGGTAGGAGTAGAGGATTGCGTGGCGTATGTGGAACAGGAGACCGGAATGAAATTCGACGCTGACTGGATAAGGCATACCGGGAAGGCAAAGGATATTTCAAAGCTGAGAGGAGAGTGACGGAAATGAGTTATAGCATGGACAGAAATTGTGATAAGTGCATACACCACACAAGCGGAATGTGCGATTCTTGGGATTGCAAGATGCAGACAGTGGAAGGATTGAAGAAGGAAGTAAGAGAAAAGACCATCACTGATATTTTTGAAATCATGGATAATGCAGAAGCACATAGTTCCGATTTAGACGAACATGGCTTGTATTATTGGGTTGGGTTTTTGAAAAACAGAATTGAAAGGGAGTTTAAGGGAGAGTGATAGCATGGCAGATTTGAAAGACGCAAGAGGTCAAAATCACAGAACGCATGGATTTAGTGCCGACTTTCCAAAGTTATATGGTGTTTGGATGACAATGAAAAGCAGGTGCAAAAATCCAAACAGGCTTAAATATAAAGATTATGGCGGAAGAGGAATAAATATTTGTTCTGAATGGGAAGATGCCGAAGTTTTCTGTAAATGGGCTTTAGAAAACGGGTATAAGGACGGTTTGCAAATTGACAGAATAAACAATGATGGAGATTATGAGCCAAGTAATTGTAGGTTTGTTACTCCGAAGGAAAACAGTAGAAACAGAAGAAACACTGTTTTATTAACTGTAAAAGGGGAAACCAAGTGTGTTGCTGAATTGTGTGAAACAATCAGTATCAGCCCAAATACGATTTATTGGTGGATAAGAAAGAGGGGAAAAAATTATGCAGAAAAAAGAATTGAAGAAAGAATCAGTTAAACTTCTTTGCTGTCCGTTCTGCGGTGGGGAAGTAAAAATCATCCCGGAACAAGTGGATGCAAGAACAGTGACATATAACTTTGTATGTCAAAATGGTGATTGTTGTGCAAACGTATATTTCGATTATTCCGACAGGGAAGAATCCATAGAAGCATGGAACACACGGAAGCCGATGAAAGCGGTGGTTGCGGAACTGGAAGTGGCGCGAAAAACCGCTTTTCATACCTACGAAACTTTTTCACACAAGATTGATTTGGGTAGGCTATATGGATTGGATAGGGCAATAGAGATTGTCCGAGGAAAGGAGTAAGGGATGAAAACGACAATAGGCTTTTTAAGAGTTGGTGATTTCTTTGTGTTTGAAGGAATCAAGTACAAGGTAGGGCATCTGATAACTAACACAAACGGATATGTTGCTTGTGTGGATGTAAATACCAAAAAGGTAAAGAGGTTTTATATTGATACCGATGTTGAAGAGGTTGGAAAGGAGCAACCATGAAAGAAGCGTTTGATTTGATACGGAAGCGGATGAAAGAACAGACAGATTTTCTTTCAGATTGTACGAAGTACGGAAACAAAGATGCGAAGCAACAAGAGAAATCATATTCCACAATGTATATGTATGAGATTGCGGATATGGTTGAGGATTTGATTGACATCGTTTCCGAAGTCGAAGCGGAATACGGCAATGATGTTTGTGAGTGGAAACTTGAAGAAGGAATGTTTATTCAGAATCCGCATACCGGAAGGAAATTCAGCAATGAACCTAGCATGAAGAATGTCTACTGTAACACTTGCGGCAAGAAGATAAAGGTGGTGGAATGATGATTACTAAAATCAAAGAAAAAATCATGCAAGACCGCAGAATCGGAAGAAGCAGTTTGGAAGCTTTTTTGGAGATTTTGAAGGAAGTCGAATCGGAATACGGCAATGGGTGGATTCCTTGTAACCGAGCAGACCATCCGTATGACGGACAGAGAGTGCTTGCTTGCATAAACACAAGGATTGCAACGCATGAAATCATTATTACCGATTACAACGGAGAAATCTATTGGTTTGACGGAACAATTAGTGCATGGATGCCATTGCCGGAAGCATATAAGCCGGAGAAAGGTGGGATGACTTATCGCTAACAAAAGAATGTTCACCAATAAAATAACCGGAAGTGATGCGTTTACTGAGATGCCAATGTCGGCCCAGGGACTGTACTTCCAGCTCTGCATGAATGCGGATGATGACGGATTTATAAATAATCCGAGAAAGATTATCTTCAGCCTGGTGGAAGACGAGAAAGAGGCGAAGAAGGCGATGAAAGACTACAATCTGCTTATCGAGAACCGATTTATCCTGGTGATCGATAAGGTGGTGGTTATAAAGCACTGGCGGATGCATAATACGATATCCCAGAACCGGTACCACGAGACGCAGTATACGGATGAGAAGGCAAAGCTTCTTCTGAAAGAGAATGGTTCCTACTCTCTATCTTCCGGAGAACCTATAAACGACACACGGCTTGCAAAACAGGAAGAAAAGGCTTGCAGTCGGCTTGCAAGTGGCTCGCAGAATAAGGAAGAAAAGACGAAGAAGGCAGCGGAACCGAAGAAACCGGTGGTATATTATCCGAATGATTCTCTGTTGGACGAGGCGTTTAAAAACTACGTTGCAATGCGTGTGAAGATTAAAAAGCCGATGACAGATAGAGCGATAGAGCTTGCAATTAAGAAGCTGGACAAGCTTTCCGGGGGAGATACAGATACCGCTATTGCTATCCTGGAGCAGTCGGTACTTAACAGTTGGCAAGATTTATATGAGCTGAAGGGGAACAACAGACAGAAGGTTGGTGGTGTTAATTGGGACAACGTATAGGCTATACGAAAGGAGAAGGCAAATGGATAGGAACGAAACTAAGAGACTTATCCAGGTGATGTGTGCGGCGTATCCGAATTATCACCCGGCGAATCTGACGGATACTGTGGACGTATGGCATCTGATGCTTGCGGAATATGATTACCAAGTGATATCACTCGCTCTTAAGGCGTTTATCACGACAGACACCGGTGGATTTGCTCCGTCTGTGGGACAAGTCCTGGAATGCTACCACTCGTTGACGGCTCCGGAAGAGTTAAACGAGATGCAAGCATGGTCCCTTGTGGCAAAGGCCATCCGGAATGGTATCTACGGAGCAGAGGATGAATACGAGAAGCTTCCGCCAGAAGTAAGGGAAGTGGTAGGGAATCCGGGAAACATACGAGAGTGGGCTATGACCGAGACCGGAACAGTCCATAGTGTAGTTCAATCAAATTTTCTTCGTACATATCGCTCCGTCCTGGCGCGTAAGACTCAGATGCAGAGATTGCCGGTGGATGTGAAGGCGATGATTGAGGAGAAGGCAAGAGAGAGGCGTATTGGGGAAGGGGGGAGACGACCATGCCTACAGATTACGCAAGCGTGAACGTAAAATGCCCTTTTTATCTGTCAGAAGAAGAGAAGAAAATACACTGCGAAGGGTTAGAAAAGGGGAGCAGAATTGCGTTAGAATTTAGAGGTAAGCAGTACAAGGAAAATGTGAAGGAAAAGTATTGCAACGGAGATTTTGAGAAGTGCAAGCTTTACAAACCGATCAACGACAAATACGAGTGAGGTGGCAATCATGTGGAAGAGAAATAAATATCACGCAATGAAGATTATGGTAGACGGAGAAAGATTCGACAGTCATGCAGAGTATCGCAGATGGCAGCAGCTCGTGATTATGAGAGATGCCGGTGAGATATGCAATCTCCGTCGCCAGGTGGAATATGAGCTTATCCCGGAGCAGAGAGAACCGGCGGTAGGGAAGAAGAATGGAAAGCTCCTGGAACGGAAATGCTCCTACGTTGCTGATTTCGTTTATGACAAGAATGTGGATGGCATCTACCAGACTATCGTGGAAGATACGAAGGGATGTCGCAAGGGTGCCGCATACGATTTATTCGTTATTAAGAGAAAGCTGATGCTTCAGCGATACGGAATAAAGGTAAGAGAGGTATAAGGTAATGGTTAAGATTAAAGTGATGCTTGATGAAGGCGCGAAGATGCCGACAAAGGCCCATGATACAGATGCTGGTTATGATATCTATGCCCCGGATGCGTTTGGCGTAGCTCCGAAGTGTAGCTGGTCCATTGATACCGGTGTGCATATGCTCATCCCGGAAGGGTATGTGGGTATGATTAAGAGCAAATCCGGGCTGAACGTAAAACATGGACTCAGATGCGAAGGTGTAGTAGATGCCGGTTATACCGGCGGTATTGTCGTTAAGATGTACAACGATAGCAATATGCCGTATATCTTCGCTCCTGGGGACAAGGTGACGCAGATTGTGATTCTTCCGGTCCCGGAAACGGAGCTTGTCCAGGTGGACAGTCTGGAAGAGACAGATCGTGGCGATAATGGGTTCGGAAGCACAGGAAGGTAGGTGCATTATGGAGATAACGGATGAGACATTACTCCACAAGATATCTAAGGACGAGATAGAAGAAGCTGTAAGGATACTCGACACTGAGACATCTGCCGATGTAATTAGGGAGATTGAGGAACGTGGGGAGAATGCAATGGAAAGAGTGAATGAGGCGTGCAAAATGGGCGCGGAGGCTTTGCGGCATATCCTGTTTCTGCGGAGAATTGGAAGCTCTGAGTACAATATAGTAGAAAATGAAGAAGGTAGGTGATTGTATGCTGATTAGGTCACAGAACAGGGATGTTGTAATCATTCTGAAATCGTGCGATGCTTTACACATAATGAGTGATCGTGAAGACGGACATGAGGTGTACGATATTTGTTCGGCATTCAATAGGGGTGGACAGGCAATCGGAAGATATGGCACAAAGGAAAGGGCAAAAGAAGTATTGGGAGAAATCATATATTACAATGCCATCATGAAAAGTGTTGAGCTTGGATTCTCGGTCATGAACGACGAGGAGAAGGAGAAATATGACGATATGATATTCGGCTGCTACGATATGCCGGCGGAATAAAAAGGAGAATGCCTATGGACGCAGAGTTTGAAAAGCAGTACAAAAAAGAATTACAAAAGAGGTTCCCGGAAGTATCCGGAGCGGACTTGCTGAAAGATGCAAGGTATAAAGGCGTGGGAAAAGAGGATATCAGAGATGTTCAGTTGAATTTAGAAAATGTACAAGGAGTTCTTAATAGAAAGGCATTGGAATCTTCTTCACCGGCCATGCTTCACAGGGCACTGGATGAAATAGACAGTGTTGCGCGAAGATATCAAGAGATGGCATACGAAGACACAAGGATGTATATAATCTGCGAGATGGCGATGCTGTATTTGGAAAATCTCATTGCGGTAGTAGAAGAGAGAGAAAAGAAGGTCAAAGAATAAAAGGAGTGCTTCGGCACTCTTTTTTTATTTGGGGGTTAGAGATGCACACTTTTCTTCTGATATGCTTTCGATAGTAGGAAAGGAAGGTGGTGAATACGGATAAACGTAGCGCGGCTGAAAATGATTATATGCTTGGCATGAAATACAGAGAGATTGCTGAGAAATACGGAGTATCCATTGACACTGTTAAATCGTGGAAGAAGAGATATGAATGGGATAGAAAAGGTGTGCACCCAAAAAAAGAAAAGGGTGCACCCAAAAACAAAGGGTGCAATGAAGAGGTAAACACGGAAGCTTTAAAGGAAGTACAGACTGTAATGCAGAACGAGGAGCTTTCGGATAGACAGAAGTTGTTTTGTGTTTACTATGTGAGGTCGTTCAATGCAACAAAGGCATATCAGAAGGCATATGGGGTGAGTCATGAGACCGCAGCAGCCATAGGTTATCGTCAGTTGGCGAAAGATGGCGTTAGGAAAGAAATAGAGAGGCTTAAGCAAGCAAAGCTAAACCGAGAGTTCTTAAAGGAAGAGGATATCTTTCAGAAGTTTATGGATATAGCATTTGCAGATATAACGGATTATGTGGAGTTCGGTCGAGAGACTGTGCCGGTAATGGGTGCGTTTGGCCCTGTGGTGATAAAGGATGAAGATACCGGAGAGAAAACAGAAATTACACAAGACGTGAATGTTATACGATTTAAAGAGTCCGCGGATGTGGATGGGACCTTGATTGCAGAGGTAAAGCAAGGAAAGAATGGTGCGTCAATCAAACTTGCTGACAAGATGAAAGCTCTGGAGTGGCTTGCCGATCATATGAATCTGGCAACCGAGGAGCAAAAGGCAAAGATTGCTAAGTTGCGTAAGGAAGCGAAGGAAGAGGATACGGATACAAGTATTGTTATCTCCATAGAGGGAGAGTTGAACGATTATGCGGATTAGTGGGGTGATGGACTATGCGTAGAGTGAATTTGTTACCGCCCAGCGAAAAGCAGAAGTTATTTCTAAAGGACAAGCATACTCATGTTGCATTCGGTGGGGCCAGAGGCGGCGGAAAGTCGTGGGCGATAAGGTACAAGGCAACAGTGCTGTGTGGAAAACACCCTGGGATTATCTGCATGATTGTTCGTAAAACGTATCCGGAACTGATTGCAAACCATGTAAAACCATTAAAGAAACTGCTTATGTGCGGTACAAAGAATGCTGTGGCGAAGTACAACACGGCAGACAAGGAGATGCGGTTCCCAAATGGTTCAACCATATTGTTTCGTTATTGTGACTCCGAGAGTGATGTGGACCGATACCAAGGAACCGAGGTTGATGTATTGTTTCTGGACGAGGCAACACAGCTATCCGAGGAGCAGATAAAGAAGATTACGGCGTGCGTCCGTGGTGTAAATGATTTCCCACACAGAATCTACTACACATGCAATCCTGGCGGAAAGGGGCATGGGTACATAAAACGCCTTTTTATTGACAGGAAGTTTGAAATAGGCGAGGACCCGGAAGAGTACAGCTTTATTCAATCTCTTGTAACGGACAACAAGGCTTTGATGGAGAATGACCCTAGTTATATTAAAAAACTGGAAGCACTCCCACCGAAACTCAAAAAGGCATGGCTGGAAGGACGTTGGGATGTGTTCGAAGGTGCATACTTTGAGGAGTTCCGTGTCACACCGGACCCACAGATGTGCCATGATGCCGGCATATCCGTAGAGGAAGCTCTGGAAGACCATAAATTCACACACGTCATCGAACCATTCGAGATTCCGAAGGACTGGAAGATATACCGGTCATATGACTGGGGCTATGGAAAACCATTCTCGTGCGGATGGTGGGCTATGGATTATGAAGGAGTAGCATACCGCATCCTGGAGCTTTATGGATGCACCGGTACACCAAACGAAGGTGTTAAGTGGAGTAACGAGGCTATGTTCGGAAAGATAGCACAAATAGAGCGAGAGCATCCGTGGTTAAGGGGTAAAACGATACAAGGTGTTGCTGACCCTTCCATATGGGATGGTTCGAGAGGTGTTTCTGCTGCCGAGGTGGCGGAGAAGCATCAACTCTGGTTTGACCCTGGGGTGAATGACAGAATACCGGGTTGGATGCAAGTACGAGAGCGTATGAAGTTCGATGAGAACGGATATGCAATGATATATTTTTTTGACACGTGCAAAGATTCAATCCGAACAATTCCTCTGATGATGTTTGATGAACACGTTGTTGAGGATTTGGATTCTGATTTGGAAGACCATGCGTGTGACGAAATCCGGTATTTCTGCATGATGCGTCCGATAGCTCCGAGAGTAATCCAAACGAAACAGAAACCTATGCATGATCCGCTGAACCAATATGCGGAGCATGGAAAATATCATAAGTACAATTCAATCAAAAGGGGGTAAATTATGCCGAGATTATTTAGGACCGCCGGCGATGAAGCAAAGAAACAGGGCCTTTTGCGGAGAGCGGCGAAAGAGCGTGAGATGCTTGAGATGAATAAAGCTGCGAAGGAAATCCAGTCCATGCAGCCGAAGAAGATTGGTTCCGACCAGGTACTGAAGGCATCCGAGATTCTTAAGAAGTATAAGGCCGGCAAAGCACGACTGGAGCAGAAGATTATCGCAAACGAGGAGTTCTGGAAGCTTCGCCAGTGGCGGTATATTAACGAAGAGAACGAAGAAAAGGAATTTCAGCCGGCGACTGCATGGCTGTGGTCATGTATCCAGAGCAGATATAGTGATGTGATGGATTCCTATCCGACTTGTAACGCAAAACCACGGCAGATGGATGACCGGGATGAGGCAAAAAAGCTATCCGCAATCATACCGGTGATTATGGAACAGAACCGATACGAGGAGACGTATTCC